TATGATTTTTGTTCACCACCACCAACTTTTTCTGCAGCGTTTTTGAGTTTATCAATAGCGGCTGAACGATTCTTTTTAAGATTTGCAAATGACATTTATATTTCCTTTTAAAGTATTAGCTGAATTATCCACAAATTACTCATCATATATTTTATTATTATAACACAGTATGCTCATGATGTAAATACCCTAAGTGCGATCTTTTTCATTTTTTCAAGATCAGGGTTAACAAAGGTAGAATATTTTTGAATGCGCTTTTTCATATCAGGCCAAATGATCGTATCAGTAACACCACACTTCTTAGTGAAAGATACAAGTTTGTCGAGTATGACTACCGTTTCAAGACTTATCTTACCTTGCATATAATAATATACAACAGTCGGATAGGGTGAAAATGTAGGCTTAAAAAGCTCATCAAAATTATTTACCAATTCGTATAATGTATTTATATCTTGTTCGAATGTATATGACAGAGACTGATTACGTCGTTGCCATTGCGTCCATGTATTCTCATCGGTTAACATATCACCGACCCACTTCTTTTCAGACGCAAACTGAGCCACAAAAAAGTTAATGAGTTCATTAGGTTCATTGAACTTGTTTGCAATTTTAGCAAAATGGAATTTGTCACGACGCTTCCAAAATGATTTTTGAGTAGCTGATGTTTTGTAATTATACTTTACACAATCATATGTATCAGATTCAAAGTGCATTTTGACTGCCATATAAAACCTAAATGCATCGTATGGTTCTATTCTCATATTGGAAGTTGATTACCTCCTTTAATCATGTTAAGATCAATTGCCTCTGCTTCAATTTTGTTTTTGATGATAGGTGATATGAGGTTACCGACATCAGCCGTATCCAAATCAAAATCTTTACATACCTCGATCACTGCATCAATATAACCAATCTTTGAAGCCGATGCCTTTTCTTCTACAAGTTTAGTGAATCGTTTTTTAGTGAGTATTGTATTTTCAAGTTCTTCATCTATGCTCATTTATCCATTATCCTCAATAAAATTGTGTCTTTGTTGATTCGTCCATTAGGTACCGATGTTTTTGTCGTAAGCTTATTCCATTCATTGTCAATTTGCTTTGGTGTTTTTGACAATGCAATTGGAATGAACACTTCAGGTTTACGTAGTCGAGTACACCTTGACTTTTCAGTATCAATATTATTAATAGTTGTACCTTTGACTTCGAATCCAGACGTGGATGATGTTACGTATTCAGTGAGCATTCGCGTTTTAACATTAAAGGTAAACAACCTATATGCACCTGGAATCTGAATCGGATTAACGGACATAAGTTTGTTTTCAGTACATTCCTTAAGATACTGTAGTCGTTGTATTTGTTTGTCAGCTGCACGAGCCTTAGGTACACGAGGAGCACGAGTAACCTTTTTAGTTGCCTTGATTCTTTCAAGATCAGCTATCATTCCTTTCACGACACCTAGCCGACGTTTAAGTTCTGCTCGTGGAAGATGTGAATAACCTTCGACTGCCTGACGACAGTTTTTGTTATATGCATCATCGTATTCAGACAACCAACGCTCGACTCGCTTAAGTACAATGGGTACTGCCATTGCTTTAAGATCATGCGTCTTAAAGAGATCATACAGTTTAATATCTGTCTTCTTACCTTCGGTCCATTCATCTTCCAAACGATCGATGTCAACCATAACAGTTGACCATACCTTTTGTGCAAGGAGTTCTTGCGGATTGGGTTTTTTTACATCTGGTTTAGACTCTACTTCCAGCCCTAGTTTTTGTTTACCAGGTTCAATCAAATCATCGTAGTATTCTTTCACTCGATTCAGATATGCAGTACTGACATCATCAAAATCCATTCCTGTTTTTTTCCAGTAAATGGCTGCAGCTAAATGAGTGTACATGTGAAAGTGATATTCAGAGTTTGCAAGTATAGCTCGTGCATCCTCCTTTGAATATTCTTCACGTATATACTTTTTTGTGATGTCAGATATGATCTTACGATCGACCTCTGCCTGAAAGTAATACTTACAAGCAGGAAATCCTTTATCGGTTGGACAACCAGGCAACCCCAACTTAGCGCGCTTGGGTGGTGCCTTAGGTTTACGTGGTACCTTTACGGATAATGCCATTATTGCAATACCTCAAACTGTTTAACACTATCGACTTTAAATGAACGCCATCCATCTGCATTAACATCAAAAACTCGAATTACGTCTGATGTTTTTTCTGCTTCCTCATTAAAGGAAAACGTTTTAGGACGATGTTGTTCAGGCACTTCAGCCATTTTAAGTGTACACGTCATGTCTCGTTCTTCACCATTTACCTTAGTAAACAGCACACGGCACTTGCGAATGCGAAGTAGTTCTAGCATTTCATTACGAGTATATTCCATTAGTTTCTCCTCATTGTTGAATAATCGACTGGGTTAGCGTCCTTGCCTACAGGTACACTGTTGCTTTTATGCATTGTCGCAATACCGACCATATAGTCACCGCTATAGGACTTTGACTCTACCTTTGAGGTATTACCACCACTAGTACCTTTAGACTTGTAGACGGGCGTTTCGCGGATGTAACGTTTCTCTATTGGTTTTGATACAATAGGTTTGGTTACTTTACGACCAGAGCCCGTACGATATGCCACGTACTCGTCAAGTGTTGCAAATTGCAACTGTGGTAAATTGTCACGCCGAGCTTGCTTGTTATGCTCACGCCATTCAGATTCATATGCAGTTTTGTCAATTTTGACTTTACGTTTACGAGTATTAAGGGTCGTAAGACCACGTTGCAGATGCATAGTCATATTAATGCCACTCATTGTCAAAACGGGTTGTGTGAGCAAAGGTATCAACGATACCTGAGTCACGGATTACACGACGAGTCGTACGCTCGTCATCATACATAAACTGTTCGTCAAACGCATCCATTGAATCCTTTGACTTGCGACCGGCACGTGCATTACGTGCAGCCTTTTTGGTTTTTGACTGTACTTTCTTTTTGAACTGCGTTTTTTCGGCAGCACGACGAATAAGTTCGAGGCGATCGACAGACATATAGTACTCCTAAAATAATATTATACCACAGTTTTTAGTAATGTGCAGGATCACTTAACCGCACGGTTACAAGTACTGTTTCGTTTTGACGGTAAAACACATCGGTATCAGAGTCGTAAAAAATGACACGAATCAAACCTTTTGGTGTTTGTTCAATGCTCCAAACACGATCGCGAGACGAATCAGGTTTGACTACAGCATCACCGACTCGAAGTTCAGATGCAGGAATAAGCATTACAANGACTCCAGAAATGTGACAAGGTAATATAAAGGAGCTGCTACTGCAACACCTATTGCAGCNCCNATAATAAGACAAATAATATGATCACGAACTTCAGTAAAAAACTTACGCATGTGATTAGTCCTCAACAACAGTCAACATTGCAGCAGGTACACGGAACAAACCTTGCACTGTACGTACGGTCACATTCTTGACAGCAATTTTAGTCACGTGACCTGTATAGGTATAGCCTTTATGGCTAAAGGTAACATTATCACCGACTGACAGCTGACTCTTGACTCTACGGTTAAGACGACCGCGTGCAAATTGCAAAGACTCAGCAATGGACCTCAAATCAGTGTCAGAAAACTTACCAGCAACAATAGCAGCGTTAATTTGGTCGATAGTCATAATGTAGCTCCGTTTAATCAATCAATAGTTTATTGTATTCCGGGTAAACCGGAATGTCAACAACTTTTTTATACTTGTTGCATTTTTGCAACAGCAGCATCAAGTTCCCGAGTATATGAAAAGGGAATACCCATCAGGAAGCAAACATGCTCACCGCCATATGTCAATTCGGCTTCAGACAGGTCCAGAGCCTCTACAACCCAACGAACAGCAGTTTCCCGATCAGCTGCACCAGACAAAAGTGCAGCCTGGATTTGGCCTTCAAAGGCTTCAGAAGCTGCCTTTTCAGCTGCTTCTTCAGCTTCTATCGACCGTTGCATAATAGCAACTAAATCATCCCAGATTTCCTGCTTTTGATCGTCAGAAGACAATTGCCACAACATACTAAACTCAACAGAAGGACGGAAACCGTATGCGTCCTTGTGGAGGTCTGAAATAGCATTTTCGTCAAATGAGTAGCTCATGATGTAGCTCCGTTTTGTCAATCAATAGTTTATTGTATTCCAGTGGTTCTGAAATGTCAACAACTTTTTTCACTTGTTGCACAAATACAACAAAAAAACTGTTGCAAAATTACAACAAGATTTTGGGCATTTTAAGGGATTTTTACAGGCTAGCAAATGGTAATATACCACAAAAACAAAAAAGGCCTTTAGAAGGCCTTTAATGACTACCCTTTACAATAAATTCAATATGCTTATGTTCATCAAAAATTTCATCCCAATATTGGCGCCATTCGCTTGCAACTGGTTTTCGTACCCTAGG